CGGCTGGTTCATGATGAAGTCAGAGATAACCGCAAGCCCTCCCGGGTCCGCGGGCTCTATAGATTTTTCAAACTCAATCTTCCCATCCTCATCTAATGGGCGTCCCCTTAACTTTTTTGCCATGGTTCTTCTCCTTTATGGTCTGCAGGCGAATGTACCGTCGCAGCGCCCGCCTAAACGACCGCCGCATCCCCGGGCACTCAGTCTTACTAGATGGGGTGCGCATGATCATTAACAGGGTCTCGCGCTTCCCACACTTCGTACACTGCAATAGTGCCGTTGGCTCGCCACTCAACGCGACCAACTGGTCCTCCCAACAATGCTTACTCATCTCTTGCTCCCGTATGGCTTACCAATAAACCTCTTCCTGAACTCCTCGGCCTGCCTGGCGTCAACCGCGTCATCGGCCTGCCTGGCGTCAACCGCGTCATCGGCCTCAGGCGATGGGGCAGGCACCACGGTCTTTAGGTCATCGAACGATTCAAGCGCGTCGATCTTCTCAGGTGCGCTGGTCGACACCCCAATGCAGTGTGGACAACCCACCGTCTGCCTTGGCGCGGGCCACATCGCGAGCGCCCAACCCGCGGGTATGGTCAGTCGGAAGCCGAAGTTCGCGATGTACTCCGCCCGTACCTCAATCTGCTCATCGCAGGTGCTGCAGTGTATCCTGATCATTGGTCTCCCCTTATTGGTATGAACCCAATCTTTCTAATCTTTTTGTTGTTAAGCACAACGGGCTTGGGTGGTACCCGCACGATGTTGTCAGATGCCCGTAGGTGCACCGCTAAGGCCCAGGCCTCTACCTCCTTACGGGTCTTCTGACCCCACCCGGCCACGAGGCTTTTAGGGGCATCCAACGAGACAAGCGCGAGGATGTCCACCAACACATTCACCGTGATGTCGTTGGGACCTAAACGTCTGGTTGTCATGTGCTCACCCCTTGTACCCGCACTGGTAGCACCACCGCGTCTCCTTCACCGTCGCGTGGTGCAGGTAATACATCCCTCCCCGCTGGCCACAGGCAGGGCACCTGACGAACGTGTTAAGCTTGGCATGTCGCCTGAGCATCTTCTGATGCGCGGCCTTCTTGGGCGGCACCTCAGTGGCCACTAGCTGCAGGCGATCACGTTGTGGCTGCCGGGCCACGGTCGACCCACATGAACACCCAATTTCACCGCAGGTACAAGCTAATGCCTGTCTCCAGGAGTTAGACACTGACCACCTCCTGCTGATAATAGAGGATCTCAGCCTGAGATGGTAGCCTGATCAGCAGTTCCTCCGTGTTAGCAAAGACGGTCCTGCATCCCTTGCTCTTGTGATAGTAGGCCTTCAACTGAAGTAGGATCTCCGATGATACCGGCACCTCCAACCGGTGAGGGCGCTCAATGCCCAGCTTTTGCAGCTCAGCGTTGCGTACCACACGTTCAATCGCCATGGTTATCTCCGATCTAATCGATGGTGTATATTCTACTGGATACATTATAATTAATGCAGACGTCTGGTGTACATACGGCAGGACAAATATAATCCTATCGAGAAAATGTCGATCCTTTTATTCTCACCTAACATCTCAGGCTAGGGGTCTCTTGATGATAGGTTTGATGTCCGTGATGTATCATCCTCACTGTGTGGGGAAGGCTACTACAAGAGTAGTACGACGGACGTATTAACGGACGTATATTTTTTGACAAAACGTTTATTTGGAAAAACGTGCTTACGACGGACTGCAGCTCATAGACTTGACAATTTTGGACTATTACGTTATAAATGACAACGGAGGCTCAGTCGAACTGCAGCGCACGCAGTGCACTCTTAAAAAAGTGAAAAATTAGCGGCGTTACGTCGATTGACCCAAACATGTGTGTCTCGAACTTTTTGACAGTTCTTTTGACACAGGAACGTTACGATCTAACGAAAAACGTACAACATCGGCACATAACAGCACCTTTGGCATAATAAACGTAACATTGCTTGGTTTATCTAAGCCTTTATGCTGCACACAAGCGGTTGCAGGATCATTCATAGTAGGTAAATTTGGCTGCTTTTGAGTCTTTGATACGATTAAAGACATAACCTGCTGTTCTGCAGCTGTCAGTCGTGAGTGAGGCGCCAAAAGTCTTTAGTCGTAAAGGTTAAGGAGCCAGCACTGCAGTTCATGGATAACCCAAACCGGGCCAACCATTAGACTGCTCTGATACGATGTATGACTTATGGGACTGTGTCGTAGCTGCAGCGTGACGTTTTTTAACGACGCGGCTTTTATCACCAGCAGTATTACGATGATTAGGCTATATCCCTAGCGCCTAGTGAACACCTCCTATCGTGAGGCGACCGCTGTATTTGGTCACCAAAAGGACTCTCGGATGCCAACAGCTTGGTTATCGTCCTTTTATTAGCTATGGGAGGCTGGTGATCCTGGACCCGAGATCGTGAAAAAATATGTGTACTTGTTCAAAATTGCATGATATGATACTCCCAACATGAGACAATCCAGTCCCATGAACAAGGAGAATAACCATGGCACGCATCTACACACCAACACAGATCCTGACCACGAGTCCAGTGGGTCAACTCCGTCTGATCTCCAACGCATTCGGTGATCTTAAGGGAGGGACCGTGAAAGAGATCACTGAGCATGTGGTCCACAACGGCCTCGTCACGAAGCAGGACCCTACCCGAGTGGTCATGTTCTACATGATCCACCTTGGTAAGATCGGTAAGGTCAAGGAGATCACGGAGACCGAGCTGAGCGCACTGAGGGGTAACGGTAAGGAGCACAAGAGTGTGCTCTCCGCGATCAGTGCCGCCGTGACCAAGGCACAGACCTCCAAGACCCCAGTGAAGGTTAACCTACCCAAGAATACCGCTACGAAGAAGACCACTTCCAAAACCACCAGCCGCTAATCCTACCTAAGGGGGAGACCATCAGGTCTCCCCTCTCCCTTGCCAGATAACCTGTTACAATCCTGTACTGCCACCGTCTGTCAGCTTGCAGCCTCACTGCCCTATTCTGTCAGTTTGTGGGTGATCCTGGAAGGGCCCGGCTCCCAAAACCGGCGATCGACCCACCTCACGCAAGGCGTCCGCGTAATTTTGCCGTAGTTTCCAATGTTCGTTCCGGGCCGAACATCCCTCAATCCTACCCAAGTATCTCGCATTTGCTGGTCTGGGGCCCAACCTTACTCTCTCACTATCTCTTACACACGTAAGGTAAAATTATTTTACCTTAGCAAATTTTGTTGTTTACAGAATAAACCTTCCACGCCTACAATCGTCGTCTTAGGGAGGTGACTCCGATGCTACGCGCCCGTGCGTTTCCAGACAAGGAGCGGAAGACGCGGCAATCCAAGATGTTGAGAGAGGCACGCAAGTCAGAGAAGCAGAAGATGATCGACTCGCTGCCGGCAGACCAACGGCCCCATCAGGTTGCGCCAGAGAAGATCGTTGCCTTCCGGTTTGATCAGGAGTTGATCAGACGGCTTACTCTCAGGCAGCCACTTCCAAAGATCATCGCGGCGATGGGTGGGAAGGAGGTCGAGCCACTCATCCACGCGAGGCTTGGTGACCACGACTTTAGAGAGGACCTTAACGAGTACACCCTCGGTGGGGTGCAGCGGCTGGAGGCGGAGATTCAGGACTCCCTCAAGGAGTTGCAGATGATCCTCCGCCTCTCTGCTGACGAGATGATGCACATCGTCCTGGAGATTGCCCGCCGCAAGAATGCCAAGGACTCCGATCGGCTGGCCGCGGTGGGCATGGTTATGGATCGGGCCCAGGCGCTCATCCCCGCGCGCGTAAACGCCGGTTCCCCTGGTGGGAACAACAACGTGTTTAACTTCGGTGCCGACGTTGTGAAGGAGGTGATGGGTGCCCTCAAGGAGATGTCCGGGCCGCAGACACGCTTGGTGCCGGTTGAGAGGACGGTGGGTTCGATGTCCGTGGAGGAGCGTGATGAGCTGAGGCAGGAGGCCACCGACGAGAGTGGATAGTGCATGATTGAGCCGAACGTCCACGATCCGTATGAATTTGCCATGCGGATGAAGTGGTTAGGGCTCTCCTCACTTTACTTCTTCGCAAAGGTGATATTTAAGTACAACAAGCTGGTGCCTCACCTTCACCAGCCACTGTGCAACACCCTGCAACGCTCCCTGGGAAAGACGGTGGTTGAGCTGCCCAGGGGTCACTTTAAGACGACGGTGGCCTCGAAGTCGCTACCAACGTGGCGGGCGCTCCCGATGGAGGATGAGGTCATAGAATATGCGCTTAAAAAGGAGTGGACAACCCCTGAAGAGGTCCAGCAGCTTCGAGCGGTGCATAACCCTAATGTCCGCGTCCTCGTTATTAGCAGCACTGAGACGAACGCGAAAAAGATCCTTAGATCAACGAGGCAGCAATTTGAGTCGAATGCGCTGTTCCGCGGCCTCTGGCCGAGCCTGTTGTCGAATGAGAAGTGT